GTGTGCATAACTAACCAGCCGTGAAGTTTGGCAAGCATAATTACTTGAGATTGGAAATAGGACTCTTTCACAGCTTCACCACTTCAGGACTGTAAACAATAGGTAACCATTCCATGCCCTCTAACGCTGTTTGTGGTATCCACCAACACATAAACGGTTCGTCTGGTCTGCGTCTTTCCTTGCGTCCAATACCGGAAGCAACAATAGTTTTAGCGGTGTCAAAATGCAGCCAACCAGCCAAACGGACTTTGTTTGTGCCAACAATAGCCAAAATGGTTTGAACACCCATGCGGTGTTTATCTTGGAAAATTAAATGACCGTCTTTATGCAACGTGGCTTTGACAGCGTATTTGCCTACGTCGCCCTCCCTGGCAATTTCAGGGCCGTAGTCAAAACCGTTCCAAAACATAGACAGCGCTTTAGCGACAGCCATTTCACCTTTGCAGCCATACAAGTTTTCGTCATAGTTAGTTGCTTTGTCCCTGTCCCAATGTGCTTTAGGTTGCCAATGGTCCGTACGCAATTTGGCGGTCACTTCACACACCGCCATTTCCCAATCATTTAACAGGACACCAATTTGAGTCATGCTTTGCCCATCTGTTTAATAATGGCGTTTGCTTCTTTCCAATCGGCAGGCACAGGACCGGCATACCCGATAGCGGACAAGGTTTGTAGTTGCGATTTAGACACGGGCCAAGGCTTGTCGCCGTCAGCTGGTGTTGCTTTAGTTTGCGTCCCTCGACTAGGCGACACAGTAGGCGTATCGTTTTGGCGGTTTTGCACTTCCTCAAACGACGCCATTTTGCCAAACGGAATCATCATGCCTAAAGCCCTACCTAAAGCGCTGGTGCTGCAATTCATTGCTTCGCTATTCAAAGTAAACGGCGTGCGCCCTGGGAAAGGTTCCCAGCAGGTAGCGACACAAGGCAACGGGTCTGTCAGGTCACGGTAAACGGTCATAGTCACGCTAATAAACGTTTTGTCTGCAATAGTGACAATCTTTGCTGGTTCCTCAACAACCCGCATTTCGGGCCACTTGTCGAGGGCTAACTTAAACCGTGTTGGCACGTCTACATAGTCGCCCAGGTTCACTTGAAGCCGCCTAGACGCATAGCAACAATAGTGTCTTGCGACGTCTTAGTTAGGGTTACAAGGTTTATGCCGTGTTCCTCGCATGTGTACGCCAATTCAAATAAGCATTTGCGCAGCTGCTTAATGTCGGACCGCATAGTTTCTATCTGCCAGGCGGCGGCTTTCATAGCAATATCCGCTTTAGTGATAGCGGCGGTTAAATCTTGCATTTGTTGATTCATTGTCGGGACCTTTCGGTTGTCGGGTTGATGGCACTATACACATTGGGTGTGCCGTCGTAGCGCATACGGCGCCTGTCGCCCTCCGTAGTGTTAGCCCACAAGCCTTGTAGGGCTTTATCTGCAAACGACATAGCAAAGTCAAGGCAATCAAAATAGACGGGGCAGGAGTCGCAAAACGGTTTAATCATTTTGCGGGCTAACGCCGATTCGGTTGCGTTTGCAGGAAAAAATAGGTTGGTTTGGAGGCCACGGCAATTTGCGTATTGTTGCCAGTCGGGACGGTCAACATCAAACATAGTGTTAGCACAACCGCCAGGGTTGCCAACCGCATTGCCCTTTGGCTTCACGGCCCGAATACAGCAACCACGCCCAATGCAAGTTTGTTGACGGGTCAAACATGTCGTCCGGTGTCAAACCCATTTGCGCCCACCATTTATGGTGCGCCGCATAATTACCTTGAATTAGTCCGTAGTCCGCACACGGGCGCCCAGAATCGCTTGTGCTGCACGCTGTAGGTTCGCAACGGCTTTCACGCCACATAATCTTAGACAGCGTTTTAAGCACCGCTGGGTCATTGGGCCAACCAGCGTTGACGGCGGTACTAAACCATTGCGCACAAGGCAAATCCCGCAGTTCCTCAGCGAACAGGTCCTCCTCATAATAGGGAACGGTGTCGTATTCGTCCGCAACCGTTGTTGGCGGGTACAGCTGGCCCACAACCTCGCTAGGCGTATACATCTGTACCGTGATTCGAGGGCTGGTCTGCACGACGGGCGACAATTCCACGGGCGCTGTAGCAAAGCCTGTTGAAACCGTCCAACACATAAGCCAGGTAAATAAAGCAAGTCCTATAAAGCGTTTAACGTTCATTTTGTGTCCTTTTAGTCGGGGTTAAGGTCGGGGATATGTCTACCGATACGGTGCGATAAAGTCAAGCACCCTTAAAAATGGTTTTAAACGCATGGTTTACTATGTCGGGGTGATCTGCCAAAAGTGGCGATATTTCGACATGTACCCATTTACCGTTTTTGCTGCCAATGGTGTTTTTTTCGTATATTTTCCAAGCGTCACGGTCACATTTATAGGCGGCGCCCCAATTAAACTTTGACGGCTTGTAGGTGTTGCTGTAATCATGTATTGCTTCAACACCTAAAATGTCACGGTTTACCCACAAAAAATCTATTAGCAAGTAACGGGTTTTTGTGTCGCCGCTAAGGTCAAAAGCACGCCAGGTGCTATGCACAGATTTAGGCGGGTTAGGCATGCCAGAACCGTTTATGTTGCGGTCACCAAAGATTCCTAAACACTTGACACCAAACAAAAATTCGCAGTAATCCACAAACCGTTTTGTACCGGCACGGGGTCTAGGGTGTACAGAATCTTTAAGGCCCGTGTAGGGCCGTATGGTCACTTAGGTTTCCTGCCGATAATGGGCGGCGTTTCGCTTGTCCCTCGAATACCGTTTCCTATTCCATAGCCAACAATGCTGCCGATAAGTCCTGTGCCGGCTGACTGTTCAATTTTGCTTGTGATCATTAAAACAGTGATAGCCGCCAAACCAAACAAGACGATCAGCGCTTTCGGTGGATTAGTAATGTTCATAGCGGTGGGTCTGGTATGTCAGCTTCGTTAGAAGGTATCCACGTCTCAGGAAAGTCTCGTAACTGTTGACGCCACACAGCCCACTCCGCAGACTTCTCTACCGTCAACGGGTTGTTAGGAATTTGTGTCCAATCGGACGCATACAACATTTCTATAAGCACCTGGTCTAAAGCCTGTTCCAAACTTTGTGTTTCCGTATCGGGGTTTAATGGCACAATCATTAGTAGCCGCTTCCAACATCTAGGGCGTACAGCTGCGGGAATCGTGTACTGCTTCGAGTAGTCGTCACTGTGCCCGCTGACGCCTGCAAGGTTGAAACAATAGTTAAAGACCCTGACGCCGTAGCCGTGTAAATAAGTTGGGTCGTAATGTTTGAAGTGTTCGCCGTTGGGATAGTTGCAAAACTTTGGTTTAAAACGGCGCCTAAAATGTCGGTTACTCTAATACGGCTAGTCAAAATTCCTGCACTAGTACCGAGTATGGACGGTTCAAAATAAATAATGCTGTAGTTACGCCCGTTAACAGCGGTGAAAGTGTAGGTAAGCATTACCTCCTCCGCCGTAATAGTGGAATCGGTTGTAGTAGATGTGGCAGGCGTAGCCATAAGGCCACGAGGCCACGCATTGGCAGCAACTGCGGTCAGAATTTGCCCAGCAGAAAACGTGGTATTGGCTGTCATTGGTTACGCCGCCTCATAGTAAACATTCCAAAAAAAGGAATCGCCTGCGGTCTGTGTAAATGGCACTGTCGTTGTAATGGTTGATTCCGTTACATAAGTGCCTGACGCCAGCTGGGCGACAATGTTCATTGCGTTATTCGTGCCGTTGACTGCGCGGCAGATTAAAAAGAAGTTGTTTGAGGTACCGTTGTTTCGATAACCCGCTGTACCCATTGAGTTATTTGGGCCCGTAATAAAGCCGCTATCTGCATTTATTGGCAAACTGACTTGTAGGCCCGAAGTGTTAATGGAGGTAGTACTACCCCACAAAACACGGCCCCAATAATGCACAAAGTTATTTACCCTGCAATAAGCGCTGGTGACTGTCGCATTGCCAACAGTAAGGCCCGACGGATAGGTAGGCGTATAGCTGGTGTAGGTGCCTAGCACCGTGTTGCCAATACCTACTTTAGTTTCTAGCGCCTCGACGGCGCCGTTAATGTCTACATGTAGCCCGCTATGTGACGGCGACGTTAAAAGGCTGGTAGGCGTAGGGTCAGAAAATGCGTCAATGCTGGTAGGAAAAGTTGTTGCCATATTAAACCCCTAGCCTGTTGCCCTGTTCAGCGTTACTGTCGTTGTAAGTAAATCCGAATTCATCATAATCTATTTCGCTGTCATATATGGGGGCGCCTCCCAAAGTGCCAAAAACGTCGTCATCTAGAATAAAGTTTGAATAGTACGTTATTGGCGTCATGGAATAGTCAATAGTGGTACCGCTGGTCGTGGCGTTTACTGTCACCTGTTCAGGGTAAAAATATCCTGTAACTTCCGATTGTCCAGGCGGCGTGTATGTGACGCTAACAAATTGTCCAGCTGACAAAAATATCGTTAATTGTTGCAGGGCGGTACTTTCTTGCCCATAGTCAACAATGCTCATATTAAGCATAACGGTTTCAGGTTCGGTAAAAGCGTTGGCGTACCATTCGGCGGTTTCCGCTACAAGGTTGCTTTGTGCTGTCGTCGCCGTAAATGTTCTGACGCTGTAATAAAAAGCGTTGTCTGTATTAGTTTTGGTGACGGTTGACGCAGAACCCGTTACGGTTGCCTGGTTATAAAACAGGCTGTTAGACGCCGCCTCGACACGGGTTAGGTTTTGATAGGCAACCTGTGTCGCCGAAGTTGTAGGCCCAATGGTTAGCGCTGTAGTTATGTACGGTGCAAATTCAGACGGTGGGTGGTAATAGTTGACGCCGCCAGCTGTAAACAAAATTCCACGGTCACCGCTAATTATCTCATTTATACGCTGGTTAGCGTTAGTAGTAAATGTGCCTACAGAAATGTCGACATCGTTAGCGTCTTGAAATATTTCTATTAACGGTAACAGAGTGTCTATTTCTTGAATTTGGTTAGTCACGCTGACAAGGCTTTGATTTTGTAAATTAGCTTGTCCAGCCTGCAACATAGAGTCATTAATCAAAACTGTCATGGTGCTATTAACGCCCGTACCAGGCAAATCGTTAAAGTTTCTTGACGCTATGCGGCCCTTAAAAACGTCCTCGTAAAGTAAACCGCCGTAAGCACTTATCAAAAGTTCATCGCCAACGCTTACAAATGATTCTGTGCCACCATAAGAAAACATTGTGACCGTAGCGCTGTTGCCCGAATACGGCGACAATGGCGTTGGGCGCCCCATGGAAAAACTTAGTGACTGTACATATGTCGAAATGTCATTATTTGACTGTGAGACATTAACCACTTTCCAAACCAGTTTTGCCATTACATAGCCCGAATGTTTACTGGTACTGGGCCAGATGTGCGCACATATCTTTGTAGCGCTTGTACAACGGCGTTGGGGTCTGCGCCCTGCACATTGACTGTCACGGTGCTACCTGTTGACCCGCCCATTCCTCGACTGTTACTAGACAAGTCGGGCGCCCGCCTCATGCCTGCACCGGAATCATGTACGCCAGGTGCGGTGCCAGGTTCTCCGCCCATACGCCCAAACTTAACGCTGCCTATCTCTTTAATGTCTACGCCAGGAATAAGGTTCATTGCTTTAATAATAAGGTTGACAGCTTTAATCCAGCCGTTAACCATAAATTCGACATAGGACAAAACGCCGTTTACAACAGATTTTACGACGTTGCGGAATCCCTCAAACTTCTTGTATGCCATTACAACAGCAACGCCTAACGCAATGACGGCGGCGGTTATTGCTACGGCAGGGTTTAACATCATGGCCGCATTAACAGCAAGGATAGAAACCGCCAGTAAGCCCATGGCGCCAATGACAACCGCTAACAAGGTTGGGTTTTTCTCCGCCCATGCCGAAAACTTTTGGACGACAGGCAACAACTTTTCAAAGACAGGCAGAAAAGCCATGCCGATAGATTCCTTAGTTTCATCAAAAGCAATACCTAATTTTTTCATGCCACCAGCTGCGGTGTTAGCGGCTGCTTCACCTGCACCACCAAAGTTAGTTTCAAGGGTCGCTAGCACTTCCTCAAGGCTGGCGCCGTCTTTAATCATTGCCTTTAACTCAGGTGACAGGGCTTGTAGGCCACGCATGTTGCCCGCATACGCTTTAGCCAGGGCGTCAGAAACGCTCGCAAGGTCCTTACCTGTACCAGCGCTTATGTCGATTGCAATATTTAGGAGGTCTTGCGCTTTAGTGACGTCTTTAGTGGCGACTATTAGCGCTTGTAGGGCTGGGCGTGCGTCGCCGTCAGACACAGCGACAGACTGACCAAGGCTAGAAATGTATTCCTCTACGCCTGCGATCTGCTTATCGGTCGCTTTGGTGCTTGCTTTAATCTGACGAGCTAGCGACGTCT